AGAGTTTATGTTCTTTATCAAGATGCTTTATACGACGTCACTCCTCTAAGAACAACCAACACAGGATTAAGTAATGTTTTTGCGGCCTCTGACGGGTCGTCAACAATAACCGTAACTAACACCGGGCATGGCGCAGCTGTTGATGATTTTGTCACAATATCAGGAGCATCAAGTTTGGGCGGCAACATAATTGCAACAGTTTTAAATCAAGTGCATAAAATTGTTTCTGTCCCGGATGCAAACACTTTTACATTTACAGCTAAAGACACAACTCAAGCAACTGTCACGGCGAATGGTAGTGACACCGGACAAGGAGGCACAGGTATAAGCCTAGCGTATTCTGGTTTTTCTACAGATGAGGCAGCCGATGTTTTAGGTTGGGGCGCTGGTAACTACGGAAAAGAAGCGTACGGAGTTGCTAGGTCTGGTTCTGGTGATGGGGAATCAACTTTAAGTTTTGATACTAAGTCATTTAGTTTTGCGAATTGGGGTGAGGATCTTTTATTTTGCTCTGCAAGCGATGGAAAAATATACAGATGGCAACCAAGCTCCCCCACAACCGTAGCAACGGTTTTATCAAATGCCCCTATAAACAACGAGGCGGTCATTGTTACAAATGAAAGACACGTTTTTGCTATAGGGTCTGGCGGAGATCCAAGAAAAGTTGCTTGGTCTGATAGAGAAGATAACAACACTTGGGCGGCTTCGACCACAAACTCTGCTGGAGATTTGCAAGTAGTTACGGGTGGTAATGCTTTTTATGCGACAAAATGGCAGACAGATATTGTTGTGTTTACTGATATAGGTATTGATAGAATTTATTATTCTGGATCTCCTTTTATTTATGGCATACAAAGCGCAGGTGTAAACTGTCAAGCAATCAGCGCAAGAACTATAGTTGGTGTTGGAAACTTTCTAACTTGGTTTGGTGAAAACTCATTCTTTGTGTTTGATGGATCGGTAAAAGAAATAAAATCAGATGTGCATGATTACATATATGACAATCTAAATTACACATATAGAAAAGCATCTTGTGGTGGACACAATAGCAAGTTCAATGAAGTGTGGTGGTTCTTTCCATCTGGCACATCACAAACACCAAACAAATATGTTATTTGGAATTACAAAGACAACGTGTGGAGCGTAGGTAGCCTGGATCGATCTTGTTGGATTGACCAAGGGGTGTTTAATTTTCCTATTGCTGGAGATAGTACAGGTAATATTTTTGAGCAAGATAAAGGCTTTTTAGATGGTTCACAAGACTTAGGTACAACAAAACCATTCTGTCAGACAGGCCCATTGGAAATAGGTAACGGTGATAAAGTTGCACAAATAAATCAAATAATCCCGGACGAAGAAACGTCAACATTGCCAGGAACTACTTTATCTTTTAAAGGCAGATTTACTCCTTTAGGGTCAGAAACAGATTTTGGCAGTTTTACTTTTGAAAACGACGGTTATGTAGATGCTAGGTTTTCCGCCAGGCAAGTACAAATGAAAGTAGAAGGATCAACAACACAAGATTTTCAAGTAGGAGACATAAGAGTAGAAACTAAATCTAGGGGTAAAAGATAGTGAGCAGAAGAGCTTTCACTAAACCTGTACAACAAGAATACGATTCAAGTTTTATGGATTACTTTGTGTCAGAGGTAGAATATAGAGACGGTCTTAATGTTAAAAAAGGGGAAAGAATAGAGGTAGATGGAGCTGCTATTACAAATGCAAGTTCAACATCAAGAACAGTAGAAAAAACAGAAATAGTATTGATAAGTCCAAATGGAACAAAATATAAACTTAGAGTCGCAGACAATGGAACAGTCAGCACAGAACAGGTTACTTGATTGGGAGGTTGAGTGGATAAGGTGTAAACCTTATATTGAGCGCGCAGCTAAACACCAAGACGCCTATACAATAGACGATATAGAAGATAAAATTCGCATGGGGCATTTTTTATTATGGCCCGGAAAGGAATCAGCGATGATTACAGAGTTTTTAGTATATCCACAACATAACGGTATGAATTTATTGTTTTGCGGAGGTAAATACGAAGAACTTGAAGAAATGTATAAACATATTGCAGCTGTAGCAAAGCAAATAGGTGTTAAGAGATTATATTGTGGAGGACGTCGCGGCTGGCATAGAAAATTAAAGCATTTAGGTTTTGAAAAAGAATACGTTTTAAGGAAGGATTTATAAATGGCAAAAGGCGCACAAACAACACAGACAACAGCAGACGTCCCTGAGTATTTAGAAACGGCATATCAAGAAATGGTCGATCGTGGTCGTACTCTTGCTGACACGTCGTTTACACCCTTTACAGGTCAAATGGTGGCAGGATTTTCTCCTGACCAAGTACAAGGACAAACAGATATTAGAAACCTGGCGAATCAAACTGCTGGTTACAATCCAGCTAACCTTTACATGAATCTTGCAAGTCAAGCAGGCCAAGACATAGGTTTATTTCAAAATTTGGGTGGTACTCAAATAGGAGACGTTGCTTCTCCCCTGGCGGCGTCTCTTTTAGGTACAGATGTGAGTGCATATCAAAACCCTTTTCAACAAGCAGTAATAGACGCATCTTTAGTAGATATTGATAGAAGAAGAGACCAAGCAGTACAAAGAGCGCAAGATAGAGCAATAAACGCTGGGGCCTTTGGCGGTTCAAGATCAGCTTTATTAGAAGGTGAGGCTACTAGACCATTTGAACAAGAGGCCTTGAGAACGATAACAGGTTTAAGACAACAAGGCTTTGACACAGCGCAACAAGCAGCATTATCTGATGTTGATAGATTGCAACAAGCTAATTTGCTGGCATCGCAACAAGAGCAACAAAGAGCTTTAGCACAAGCAGATTTAGACCAGGCTTACGGTGGACAGTTTGGTGATTTCTTAAATAGAACAAGAGGTTTACAACGAAATTTAATTGGTGACGTAGCCAATCTTCAAGGAATCAATTTATCTAATTTATTAACATCCGGGGCAGGGCAACAAGCTCTCAACCAAGCAATATTAGACGCACAAAGAGCTGAGTTTGACAGAGAGCAAGCAGATCCATTGATGCGTTTTGGATTATTTCAGCAAGGTGCAATGGGTGTTCCAACCGACGTAATTGGACAAACCACAACACAAAGACAAGATACAGGGTTAGGAGATATTTTGAGAGTAGGCGCGCAGATTGCCGGCGCATCTTTAACCGGAGGCATGGGGCCAGCGTTGGGTTCAGCTGCAAGTACAGCCATCCCAGCAGCTACCGGAGGAAAAGGTGGAATGGGAATGGGCGGAGGTAAAACATAATGGGTATGCAAGGAAGAGGTATGCCACAGCCAATGCCTAAAACAACTACAACTCCAGGAACAAAACTTAGAGCGCCAGGATTAGGTTTGGCAAGATCTTTTGGTTTTGATCCAAACATGCAACTACAACCAGGACAACAATTAACAGATCCAAGACAAATACAACAGTTTCAAGACGCAAGAAACAGAGGAATCGGGGAGCTGTTGTTAATGATTGGCGATGCTTTTTCACCGCAGGCCCTAAGAGGAGAACCGGCCGTACAAGAAAGAGCTTTACAAAGAAAGGCGGCTAGAGAAAAAAAAGAAGAATTAGACATGCCTACATCCGTGCAAGAATTTTTGTTTGCTAAACAAACAGGATTTGAAGGCGGTTTTGCAGATTTTTTAAATCTTAAAAAAACAGGAACAACTATTAATGTAGGCGGTCAAGATGGGTTCAGCGCATCAACCTTTGGTGAAGAGTTTGAAAAAACTGTAGCAAAAGATTTAGGTAAATTTGCTGCTGGAGGTTTTGCTGCCGTTGAAACAAATTTAAACAAATTAGAAGATGTTTTGAAAACGCTTGAAACTGAAAATGTTACAGGGGTTTTTCAAGGTACATTACCAGATTTAGCTTTAACTTTAACCGGGCAAGAAAAAGCGGTTGCGGTGAGAAATGATATTGAGTCTATTATTTTCCAAAGTTTAAAAGAAACTTTAGGCGCACAATTTACAGAAAGAGAAGCAGAGAGGCTTATTAGATCAAACTTTAACCCTTTGTTAAGTGAAGAAGAAAACGCAAAAAGAATAAGAAGGTTGAGGGACGAAATTAAAGCTCTAGCAGAAGAGAAAAAAAGGATGGCTGACTATGCGCGAGAAAATAACGGGTTATCTGGCTATCAAGGACGTACTGATTTTTCAACTGCAATTACAGATATTAGCAAAAATCTTGATAATAAAACCTTTGATAATTTGTCTGATAAGGAGCTAATTGATCTTTATAATAAAGGCTCTGCTGACCAAAAATTACAAATACAAAAATATATTCAAGAATCTAAAAGAGCTGAGTAAATTATATGTCAAAGGAACAATTAAGAAGCATCTTACAAGACGATCCAGAAACTTTAAGTGGCGGGGAAGTTTTAAGTCAGGCGATTAAAAATGTGCCTTCAAGCGCTTTGCAATTTGGTAAAGATATAATAACGCCTATTCTTAATCCTATTACAACCGCAAAGAGTGTTGGTAGTTTGGCAAGTAGTGTTATAAATATAATGAGGCCTGGAGAACAAGGCAACGAACAACTAGCAAGATCGGTGGGTAATTATTTTGCCAATAGGTATGGTGGTTTAGAAAACATAAAAAAATCTTTTGCGGAAGATCCTGTTGGGGTTTTTTCAGATGTTTCAACTCTTTTCACCGGGGGAGCTATGCTGGCTGCAAAAGCTCCATCAATATCCTCAAAACTCTCAACCGCAGCTAAATTTACAGACCCTTTAAGTTTGACAAAGCCTTTAGTTGAAACAGTAGGCAAAGTGACAAAACCAATAGTAGGGATGACAACCGGAGCGGGCGCAGAAGCTATAGGACAAGCATATCAAGCTGGAAAAGCTGGCGGAGACGCGCAAAGACGTTTCTTAGAGAACATAAGAGGACAAGTGCCAGCAGAAGAGGTTGTTACAGAGGCAGCAAAAACTCTTAAAGAAATGAGTAAAGATAAAACAAGAAAGTTTAAATCTGGTAAAACACAGCTTCAACTTGAAAATAAAAAAATAGATTTTTCAGAGGTAAATCGAGATCTTAACGAATTTGCCGTAAAAAATAGTTTTGAGGGCATGACTACTCTTTCTAATAAGGGTCAAAAAATGCAACAAAAAATTTATAAAATTATTAAAGAGTTTGAAGAACAGCCAAGGCTACATAATGCTAAAGGCTTGGATATGTTGAAAAAAAGAATAGACGCTGAATATCCGAGAGGTTTGAAACCTGGAGACGAAGCCGTTGTGGTGACAGAAATTAGAAACAAAGTAAAAGAAAGAATCTTAAAAGAAGTTCCTGAATATGCAGATGTTATGAAATCATACGAAGATGCAATCACTTTAGAAAAGCAATTAGCAAGCGAATTGTCATTAGGAAAAAATGTCAAAGCAAGCACTACTTTACAAAAATTACAATCTACAATGAGAAATAACGTCAACACAAATTATGGCGCTAGATTAGATGCTTTAAATAAATTAAATCCAGAATTATTGCCCTCTTTAGCAGGTCAATCTTTACAATCTTTAACTCCAAGAGGAATTGCAAGTTTGGTAGGGACAGGGCAACTAACAGGGGCAGGATTCTTAGGTGCTGCAAATTTGCTAGGAGAAACACAATCTTTAACTGCTCCTTTGGCTTTTTTACCAACTTTAGCTTTACAGTCTCCGCGAATCATGGGCGAGACAACAAATTTGATAGGTCGCCTAAACAGATTGCCTAATGTAAGACCAACAACGCAAACTTTAAGACAGGTTGGTATTTTGACTGATGAAGAAGCTCAAGCAAGAGAAGAGTTAGATAAAAATATTTTACGGTCAATAATGCAGTAAATGATATGGGCCGCGTCACAGAGCGTCTTGGACGAAGCGGAGAATACTTTGTGGCAAGCATACTTTGTGAGGTATCTGATACGGTAGTTGTAGTGCCTCATGGATCAGAGGCAGACATAATCTTTGATTTTGACGACACGCTTTATAAGTGTCAGGTCAAAACAAAATCAAAAAGAGAAAAGAAACACCCAAATTGGCGTTTTGATTGTCGTCGTGGCAGTCATACTAAAAACAGAAATTTTCAACCTGGACAAGTGGATCTATATGCTTTCTTTTCTGTAGAATATCAAAATGTTGTATTCATGCCTTTTGATGAAAACAAAACACAAATGATTATTGATGACGACATTATGAAAAAAGCTGATCCTTTAGCTTCTTTTTATCAATGTATAAAAGAGTTGAATTAAATATGGCAATAACCTAAACTACGCGAAAGCACATTCTAGGAGTAAAACATGCACAATTTAAACAATCTTTTTGAGATATATATGCAAGACTGCGAGCGCAGAGCTGTAAAGACCTTGCAAGAAATAACCAGGATATTTGATAGGTATATTAAACCTTCTCTCGGCGCGCGCGAGCTAAATGCTATAAAAAGAGGTGACATAGCACACTTACACCTCAACCTGTCAAAAGAAACACCATTCCAGGCTAATAAGGTTTTGACTTTGTTAAGGTCTATGTTCAACCTGGCTATAACTTTGGATTTAATAGAAAGCAATCCGGCAACGCACATAACAAAAAACAGAGAAGTCAAAAGAAAAAACTATCTGACAGCAGAACAATTCTTACAAGTAACTAAACAGTTGGACGCTCTTAAAGACAACAAAAGATATGCAGAAGGCGTTGATTTTATTTGGATGTTACTTCTTACCGGGGCCAGGTGTGGTGAGATTGCAAAAGCTAAATGGAGCGATTTACAAGGCAACATGCTTATACTTAAAGAACACAAAACGGATCAGTATGGAGAAGATAGGGTCATACACATAAGCGAGCGCGCAAAAACTCTCCTGGAAAACAGAGCGCGCTCGCGCGATAAAATATTCTCTATCGAGTCGCCTAGATACACCTGGAACAAAATAAAAAAAGCAGTTGGTTGTGAGGATGTTCGTTTACATGATTTACGACATACATACGCATCGTTTGGTTTACAGAAGTTACCTTTGGCCCAAGTAGGAAACTTGTTAGGACACAAGGATCAAAAGACTACAGCTAGATACGCACATATACATAAGGACGAAGCGGTAGAGTCAGCTAGGCTTGTAGGCCAGCATTTAGAAGAATTGATACAGTCTAAAGGTTATCAATATCAAAGATGATATTGTTTTCCTTTGACTGTCTTGAACCATTGATCCCTACAGATAAAATGTATTCAGCAATCTGTAAGGGATCTTTGTTTTTAGATTTTGCTAATCTATTGAGATCTGCAACTAGATGTCTGTTAACCCAAACAGGCTTTCTATTGTTACGAATCGCAATGGGGTCATCAAAATCTTTTAGTAATTTACCCATAATAATCACCATAAAGTGAATATGGGTATTATAAAGTAAAAGGAGGTAGATATGCCAATGGACACTCAATATGATTTAGTGACTACAAAAAAAGTTGCTGAAATATTAAACATGTCACCCAGGACGTTAGAAAATTGGAGAGGAAAAGGTATGGGGCCAACTTATAGAAGAATAGGTGGCAGAATCCTTTATTCTATGGCTGACATTCAAAAATTCATTGACCAGGAAATTATAGAGACCGATGCCTAGACACGCGCTATTGTCTCCGTCGGCAGCTAGTCGCTGGATGAAATGTCCAGCGTCTCCTGTTATGTCACAAGATATGCCTTACCAAACTAGCTTTGCAGCAGTAAAGGGAACAATTATACACATGATGGCAGAGACTTTACTGAAGGATAGATTAGAAGACAGCACTCTTAAAGATCATTTTTTAGGAGAAACAAAGATACAAGATAATTTTCATATCCTAATTGATGAACAGATGGTTGAGTGTGCGGAAATATATGTCGCTTATATTTTTGAACGAGAAGAACAATTGAAAGCAAAAAAACTTATAGAAGAACAAGTAACCCTTGAAGAAATAAATACTAACTTATGGGGAACACTAGACTGCGCTTTGATTACCAAAGACGTAATAGAAATTATAGATTTAAAAAGCGGATCGTGGCCTGTTGAGGCTAACAATACGCAACTGAGAATATATGCACTTGGTATCTTAGAGAGATACCCTTATGTAGATGCAAAAGTAATTCTAACCATAGTACAGCCTTACAGCTCGGATAAAAAAGGCCCTGTCAAATCCTTTGAGACTACACCTGAAAGTTTGGTTGATTGGGCCTTCCAGGACTTGAAACCGGCTGCTGATGCTTGCTTAGAATCAGAACCAAAGTTTGTCTTTGGGGATCATTGTCGATTCTGTTTATACAAACAGGATTGTCAAACTTATAACTTAAACTCAATGGAGGCGCCATGACAGATAAAGTCGAGGAAAAAAAGCCGGTCATCCGTATTGATAAAGATGACGGGCCACCCATTTTAGTATGGGATGAAGATATGGAGAAAGAAAAAGTTGCTGATTTAACACGCTCTATACAAGAGCGGGTTGCAATGAACAACATAATAAAATCTGTATCGGAAAACGAAAACAAGGTCTTAACGAATATAAATGTTTTTATACAAGAGTTCGTTAGGTTATTATTTAACAGTCTTGCACAGAACAACCAAAGTTTGTTGAACAATCTGTCGGTTGAATTAGAGCAAGCGTTACAAAGTGGAGAAAAAGATGAGTCTATCCAAGATAAGAAAGAAGGCTAAAAAGAAGCCTCCTCGATTTGTGATTTTCGGAAGTGGAGGAGTGGGAAAAACAACCTTTGCTGCATCAATGTCGGCTCCTATCATACAGCTTACGGAAGATGGTCTTGTAAACATTGAGGTAGATCATTTTGACTTACCAAAAGAGAACAAGACAGGCTATGACGAAATCATAGCCAACATCAAATCTTTGTTGGCAGAGGATGATTTAGGTGGTTATAAAACTTATGTGTTAGATAGCTTGGATCAATTTGAGATTCAATATATTTGGCCAAAAGTTTGCAAAGATAACAATTATAAATCTATGGAGTCGGTTGCATACGGTAGATCTTACGCAGAGGCAGTCAATGTATGGCGTGAGTTTTTAACTTATACAAACCAACTCCGGGAACGCGGTATGTCTATCGTGTTTATTGCACATAACGTAATCAAAAGAGTTGAAGATCCTGCGATGGATTCACCTTTTGACCGTCATGAAATAAAACTTAATAGACATGCTTCTGCTTTGATCCTGGAACAAAGCGACAATGTTTTTTTTGCAACGCGCAAAATAGGCACAGCAAAAGTTCAGGGATCAAAAGGTATATCAACGAAACAAACTGTCGGCGACAGAATCTTGATTACCGAAGAGGCCCCAGGCTGTCTTGCAAAAAATAGGTATGATCTTCCAAAAGAACTGCCGATGGATTGGGGTTTGGTGCGCGAAGCTATGGTTAGCAACATCAAAAAAGATGAAGGAGCCTAAACACAAAACTATAGAGGGACTTGAGCGCTTATGTGAGCGCACAAGTTATTTAATAAACGCTTACGCAGAGGATCCTTTGTTGAATGAAATGTTACCGCATGGCATAGACAGAGACCTCTACGAAGCACAACGAATCCTGGAAGAAGTAGCGCGCGATATAAACGATTACGAGTGCTATGATTTGGGATAGGAGATAATTATGGATATATCAGAATTTGATATCGGACAACCAACCGATGAGTTTGGTTTAAAAGAGGGGCGTTATAACATGACGTATTATGAGTCTATGGAAATAGAAAACAATGATGGATGGAAAGGCATTAGAATTACTTTCAAAGTTTTGCCTTCAAATCAATTTGCTAGTGCAACTTTTACTGTACAGCATAAAAATCCAAAAGCAGTAGAAATGGGAACTAATTCACTTAGATCTTTGTTTTTTGCAGCTGGCTTGGATTCTGTCAAAAATACAGAGGAGCTTGACGGCTTGGTAATTTCTGCCCCGGTTAAACATAATACTAATGGTTATCCTGAGGTAAGCGTCAACATTTACAATTCTGACGAAACCTGGGGACAAGAAGATTCAAACTTGCCTAAGTTTGCAAACGGCCAAAGTGAAACTGAACTTCCTTTAGCAGCTGACGAACCAGCTGAAACAAAAGAAGAAGAAAAAGAAACTAAGAAGGATCCGTCAGGTGACATACAAGACGACGAAATCCCTTTCTAGGCTTGACTTTTTTTTAAGAAACAACCGGCAATCGCTTTGTAGTTACTGCAAAAAGATTGCTGGCGGTTTTTTCTACACCCCAGCGAGAGATATTTATTATGCTGCTTGCAGCAAAAAATGTATGGAGAGTTTGATGTCAGGAGAAAGATTAAAAAGAAAAGCCTTCCTCAATAAAGAGGGAGTTAAATATGCGGCCAAAAACAGCAAAGAAAAATATGTGCAGATGGCAGCTAGAAACGGTGGATATGTGTTGCATGAGTGGACAGCCACAGATCGAAATAATTTTTTTGGTGAACTTGTTTTACATTATTTGGATTGGGCCAATGAACAGGCCGAGACAGGAAAGATAGACAAGATCATCAAAGATGACTGATTTAAAAAAATATTTCGGAGAGTCCGGGATCGTACTAGATCCATCTATGGTTTTTACCGGAGAGGGAAAAACAAGCGACGATCTTTTAAAAGAAATGAATGAAAATGGCTTGCAAGTAAGTCATTTGGAATCGACGGGTGAGTTAGTTAGGGTTCCCGTCACAGCAAGTTCACAAACTAGGCCAGATAAGCATAACGAAAAAAGCGGATGGTATGTTGTGTACCAAACGTCAGACGCGATTTTTGCTGCCTACGGTAATTGGCGTACAGGCATTGATTACAAGTTCAGTTCTGTTAGTCCTAATAAAATGACGTCTCAGGATAAGCAACGCTTACAGCGGGAAATAAAAGATGCTGTAGAGCGGAGCAAACAAGAGCGCGCCAAACGGTATGAAGAAGTAAGCCAGGACTGCAAGCAGAGACTTCAACATGCTCAAAAAATCAAAGATCATTCGTACCTTGAAAAGAAAAAAATTAAAAGTTATGGGTTGAAACAAATCAATAAATCCATTGTTGTTCCGATAACGGATTCTAACACAGGCGAACTACGCAGTTTGCAATATATAAATAAAGAAAAGCGATTTGTAAGTGCGTCAGAAGTCAAAGGTAATATTTATTATCTTGGTTTTGATTTAGCGGATATAGCGTCGCAGAAAAAAATTATAATAACGGAAGGAATGGCTACCGCACATTCTTGTCACGAAGCAACAGAGCTGCCGACCGTTTGTGTCTTTTCTGCAAACTTTGGTAAAACTGCTCTCGACAAATTAAGAAAACAAACTAACGCTAAATTTATCCTGGCGTTTGATAATGATGAGCATGGTCTGGGCAAACAAAAAGCGGAAGAGATCGCAGCTGCAATTCCAAATTGCAATGTAAGAATACCGAGCGCGCCGGGAGACTTTAACGACCTGGCGCAAGAAGATTTAAACCTGGTAAAAAAAGAATTGCTCCAAGGTGGATTTAATTTTGCAAATTATTCAATAGGTCTTTATAAGGGAGAGCCGCCGCCTAGAGATTGGTTGGTTGAAAATTTTATTGAAAACAAAGCTGGAGTTTTTAGTAGCGTCGGTGGCGTGGGAAAAAGTATGCTGGCCCTGGATTTATCTTTGAAGATTGCACAAGGCCAGGGAACCTGGATGGGTAAAACAATCAGAAAATCAGGCCAAGTTGTGTTTTTTTCCGCAGAGGACGATCAAGTGGAGATTCATAGGAGGTTAAAAGCGCTAAATGCTTTAGGAGCGCGAGAAACGGCTTCTAACGACGTTTTTGTAATTCCTATACCAAACCTTGAGAGACCTATTAATTTACTCGCAGAGGACGGTTCTGGACTCCGAATTACGAACCAAGCCTACGAAATTTCTGAGGAACTCGAAAATATAGATAATCTTGCGTTAATCGTCATAGATCCAATTAGCAGCTTCGTTAGCAACGTGTCCGGGTTCACAACCAACCAGGAAGCAGGCCAACTCTACGGATATTATTGCTCCATGCTTAGTTCAAAATTTAAGTGTTGTGTTTTGAGCGTACATCACATGGTCAAAAGTTCTTTGGCTGGCTTTGATGATCCGATGCTTGCCAGAGCGGCCGTGAAAGGCTCTACGTCAATTATCGATAGCGCAAGGTTTGGACTCGCGGCCTGGTTGGCAAGCGAAGGTGAAGCCGAGCGCATTTGTTTAGAACAAGGAGTCGAATATGATCGTATGCGGGTAATAAAAGCTGGGATTGTAAAAACTAACTCCGGGGAAGTAGATACTAGAGTCAAAACACTTTTCAGAAAAGATGGTATATTAGAAATCTTGGATGAAAACAAAAGGGGTATAACATGGGACTAAAAGTTTTAAGCCTATTCGACGGCATGAGTTGTGGTCAGTTGGCACTGAACAGACTCGGTATCAAAGTCGATAAGTATTACGCAAGTGAGATAGATAAATATGCGATACAAGTCACTCAAGCAAACTTCCCAGAAACAATTCAAGTAGGCGATGTCTGTAATTTAAAAGCAGAAGATTATCAAGACATAGATTTAATTTTAGCTGGTAGCCCTTGCCAAGGATTTAGTTTTGCTGGTAAGCAGTTGGCTTTTGATGATCCGCGTTCAGCTTTATTCTTTGAATTTATTAGATTGTTAAAAGAGATTAAGCCAAAGTATTTTTTACTTGAGAATGTCAAGATGAAGAAAGAATTTTTAGAAGTCATTACCGAACAAGTATCAGCTTGTTATCCAGACTTTGAAGGTGGCGACGATTTATTTGGTGGCAGAATAGAACCGATATTAATTAATAGTTCTTTGGTATCAGCCCAATCTAGACAAAGATATTATTGGACAAACATACCTAACATTGAACAGCCAGAAGATAAAGGGATAGTTTTGAGAGATATCTTAGTAGAGGATGGGCAGACAGACTTGGTTGGCATGAACGGTAAAAAAGCATTCAAAGAAAACATAGATAAAGGTACAGCTTTATTAGCTAGAGATTGGAAAGGTTGGAATACTTATGGCATGACTGGAGTACAAACTACACCTAAACAAGTAGGAGTGGCCTCAGACATCAACGGTCATGACATTTTAAAAAGAGTGTATAGCCCAGATGGTAAGTCACTTACCTTGAATACTATGGGTGGCGGTAATCGTGAACCCAAAGTCGCAGTGCAATCGTATCGAGAAGTTAGAACCGAAGAAGGAAAAAAAGCTAGAAGAGATGCTAAATTAAAAACTGGTAAAGATCACACGCCTTTTAGATCTAAAGAATTAATTCCTAGAACAGACGGTAAAGTAGGAACAATCACACCTAATTTGAATAAAGATCATGAGATAAGTATTAAGACAAACAAAACTAATCAGATAAATCCCAAACTTAGGACTAAATCTAAAACAGTACGCTCTGGTGGTAGAGGATCGTATGATAGGCATGAGTGGGATAGTGTTGACGATTTGCATTGGCGTAAGCTGACACCTTTAGAGTGTGAAAGATTGCAGACAGTCCCAGACAATTACACAAAGCATGTATCAAAGACACAAAGATATAGGATGTTGGGTAATGGTTGGACGATCAATGTGATTGCTCACATACTTAAAAATATGGAGATTTAATGTCCTTAGATTCTACAATTACGCCCAAGGATTCCACAACTACGTCCTTAGATTACCCTTACGACGTCCTTAGAATACCCACAATGACGTTATACTTTATACTATATACTAATTTTTCCAGGCCGCTGGCGCGCCTGGAAAAGAGGAGAAGATGAAAATATTTTTGACTAAATTCATTTGGGACGGAGAAGAATTTTCAGGGCCTAATATTTATGCAAAGACTCAAGATGAAGCAGAAGTAATAGCAGAATATTATGGGTGTAGTGTAGAGGGAGAATTGCTAGATGTAGTAGCTACCGATAGCGCGAGCGAGAGACTACATTGAAAGAGTATTGGTGGATCACAGAAGATGAGATAGATAGTCCGAGTAAGTCGGGTTTAGTGCGAGCGAGCGAGTGGGCGAGATACAAACAGTTTGCGAAACAAAAGAGTCTCGTATGGCGCTGGTATAGAAAACAGATACAGCGCAAAGATCTTACCCCGGCGAGCAAACTATGTCTTTGGGCGATATGCGAGCGTCATAGACATTTTAGTTGCAGCTGTAACGATAAATTTATTTACCTGGCTATGATGTGCGGATTAGATAGAAAGAGCGTGAGCAACGCGATACATGCGTTAGCAAGTAAAGAAAAGAATGTTGTTTGGATTGCTGCGGAGGGTGTTGACGGAAAGCTCATGCGGAAAGCAAAACGTGGTTATAAAAAACATTTGCTCCTGGTTGGTTTAAATTCTGAGATTAGATTAGATGAGCGCGATTAGGAGAAAACATGTGTGGAGAGTCAATGAATAACCGCGCTCACGCACATTATAAGACATTTAATACGCTTTAACTAATTTATCTAAGGGTATTTTTCGGTAAGTTCCAAGCTCTTCGTCGAGACAAAGTACCAGATTGCCTGGTAATTTTTTTATTGGCTCAACGAAGATAGCCTGGTTTTTTATACGATATTTCAAGCTAGACCTTTGAATCTGCCTTCTTCTGACCATTGCAATACTGCTTTGGCCCGCATAAGAGGATCAGCTATGTAATAACGCATAACTGTTTCGCCTTCACTATTTATACCTATGAAGGCATTGCCCTCTTGATAAATGCTTTCTGAATAAGTATTGCTTTTCATTTTTGCTCCTTGTTTTGATTAAAGTTTGGATTGATTCTCACTTCTCTGTCAAAATCATTCTCCTTTGGTTTAAAGTTCTCAAGCAACGCTTTACAGTAAGCAAGCTCGTCTTGCAGCTTCATAGCTGTTTTCAAACTCATAATCCTAGCCAAATGGAACTCCTGGTTTAATTCATTTTGGAGATCATAAATACGAGTTTCTAATTGATCCTTTGTAAGACTGTCTAAATAATTAAAATTCATAGCTTTCTCCTTAAAAATTAAACATTGCTTTTTCTTCTTCCGTGCCATACCAATAAATAGCTTTGGTAAGTCTATAAAGAAGTCCTTGCCCGGATAAAGGTGTCTGAGTTCTGAGATTATATTGCTCTTTTCTCAAATCATAGAAGGTAATGTTGTTGTCGCGAAAACGATCCAGGCATTGTTTAAGAACTTGTTTATTGGTTCTTTGTGGCTTACCCATACAATTTACCAAAATATAATTTTGATTTAAACAGGCTTGTCCAAAAATATCTAACGAATCATATTTTAGAGGCCCAAACAATCTCATTGCCTGAAACCTTGGATCTAAGTTTTGCGTTACATTTTCTATTTCCTCATCATTGTCTGGCTTGCGCTTGATCCTTTTTATTTTGATATTACCAACCGGAACAATTTCTTGCTCCTTCTGGTTTGGTTTAATCACGCGCTTTTTCTTTTGAAGATCTAAAACTTTCTCCTCAGAAAATGACGGAATGTCAGAAATATATCTATCAGCAAAAGAAATATCATTGCTCGCCTTAA